GCTGCAGGCATTCAAATTATTGTCGCATTGTTAGGGGCGTTAATTGATTCATTGCCGAAATTACTTGATGCAGGTATTCAATTAATAACAGCTTTGGTTAAAGGTGTTATATCTATTCTTCCTCAACTTGTTTCAGCAGCGATTCAGTTAATCGTGGCGTTATTAAGAGCGTTGTTGGACGCTTTGCCACAACTGCTCGATGCAGGTATTCAATTAATCGGAGCGTTAATCAGTGGTGTTTTAAGTCTTTTGGGCCAATTACTTTCTGCAGGAGCTGAACTGATTGTTGGCTTACTAGGAACACTTCTTGGCTTTGTTGGTGATCTGTTATCTGCAGGTGTTGAATTAATCGTTAATTTTGTATCTGGTCTAATCAGTGTTATTGATGATGTTGTTTCAACTGCAATTGATATCGGCACAGCAATTTGGGATACTCTTTCAAGTATTGATTTGTTTGAAATAGGTAGAAATATCATAGATGGATTAATTAACGGTATTTCTAGCATGGCAGAAAGTGTTTGGAGCACAGTTACGAATATTGCTGGCGGAATTATGGATACAATAACAGGTGCATTAGGAATACATTCACCTTCCCGATGGATGCGTGACATGATTGGTAAAAATATGATGCTTGGCTGGGAGATAGGGATTGACCGAAACGCCAAAAACCCTCAAAAAGCAATGAAAGATGCTCTAGGTATGGTTGTACCTAACATTAGCACTGAAAAAGCAGTAGGAATTGGCAGAAGTGGTTACAATTCGGTTTCTAATACTATTATACAAAATACGTATAACAAAACGGGACAAGACATCACCGAACTTATTAATGCCATTAAGAATCAACCAGTGCAAGCTCAATTGATAGTAGATGGTGAAGTGCTAGCCGAATCAACTAATAAAACGAATGCTTTACAAGATGCTTTAAGATATTTCTAGGAGGTGCAAACTTGGTACTAATAAAAAAATTAGATGGGCATATTATTGATTTATCTCTAGTTGGAATTAAAACGTTAGATTTACTTATTTCATCTCCCAATATTCAACATTCGTTCGGTAATGTAGAGGGAGCTATGGGGGCTATTGATTTTGGTTCAACAATTGGAACTAGACAAATTGTAGGGAAATTTCGAGCGATGTCTCGTGATATTCCTACTTTTTCTTTATTGCGCGATGAAGTATTTGCTATTTTAGGTTCAACGCAATCGTTCTATTTAATTGAAAAAAGATTAAATGGTAAACAATGGCTAGTAAAAACAGATGGTTCATTTGATATTCCACAACGTAGTATTTTTGGGAATTTTGAAGTGCATTTTATTGCTATAAAAGGTGTAGCAGAGTCAATAATGACAACACAACAATTACAAACAAAAAAAATCAATACTAACGATGAAACTTGGTCATGGGGTATGGGATTAGAGACGGTGGATGACAGCGAATTGGTTTATAACCATACAATTACTCCTACTGTACCAATTAAAATATTTAATGCTGGCAATGTTGAAGTACATCCATTTGAGTCCTATCTCAAAATAACAATAAAAAATGTTGTAGGTACCTTGGGATATTTAATGTTGGTTAATAGCAACGGAAGTTTTATTTATATTATGAAATCTGTGGCAAATAGCGAAGTTTGGATTTTCGATGGGCCTAATGTGAAACGTAATAGTCTAGTAGCTATACAAGATACTTATAAGTCATTTATTCATTTAGATCCAGGTTGGAATACATTTTCTGTCACTGGTTGCACATCCGCAACAATTGAAATTGATTTTAACTATTTATATAGATAACGTTTTAGTTTTAATGTAAAATTTAAAACAAGAGCATAATATGAAAAAGGAGGGATTTTTGTGGTGATGAAATCAATTGGTCCTCAATGGAACAGACAAAACTTGGATAACATTAACGAAAATTTCAATACTTTGAATCAAAATGTAACAAGTGTTCCAGGTTTGATTGCAGATACAAAAGATTTAAAAGAACAAGCTATCGAAACTACAGATAAAGTCATAGCATTAGAAAATAGATTTAGGTTTTATGTTGATATTAATTTAAATGACTGTGTTGTTGCAGGTTTATATTATATTGGGAGTGGGAATAATCAGAATATGCCTCCAGGAAAAGCTAGCGGTATGCTTAAAGTGACAAGTAGTCGTACAAATCAAATTGTACATCAAGAATATACAAGCGCAAGCATAGCGGAGCAAACATTTGTACGTAGATTAAGAGATAATAATTGGTCAGAATGGATTGAAACAACTGTCACTAAGAAACAGATTGATGATTTAGAGAAGTTGATAAATGATGCCGAATCAATTTTATCCGACAGCGTACTGATAAATCCTACATTAACGGATAGCACTAATGGTTGGACTAGAAATGCTGGAAACCCAATTGTAGTGGTAGAACAAGGTGTGCCAACTTTAATAGCTCAAGGTGATGGAAGTCATCAATTATCTCAAATGGTAAACTGGAAAAAAGATCATGTTTATTATATGCAAGTTGAAGTTTATGTAACTGATTATGTTACTGGAAGAATGGGATTACAAGCAAATGGACGCTTTGTTGGTGGAAATGTTATTAATTTAGGTGTAACTCGAGACACGGAAGGTTGGGAATCACTATATACTAATTTTGTTGTGACGGAAGATTATACGTTAGGTGTCTATTATGGATCTATCAGTTCAGCTAATTTAAATGGCAAAGCTAAAAATGCTTATATCGTTGATTTAACCGAAATGTATGGTGCTGGAAATGAACCATCAGCAGTAGATTTTTATAACTTAAAGTTGCCTATGGAAAATGATGGTATTAGTATGAACACTGCAGATGTGTTTAAGGTTTTAGATCATAAAATTGATAATATAGCTACAAAATCAAATATTACTGCAACAGATGCACAAGCCGAACAAGTGTTTTTTGCAGAAATGAATAGAAAATGCCAATTGTGGAAAATGAACGATACAGTATTTAAAAATGCCAGCGGTCTATCTTCAAGTGGTCAAGTATCTAGTGCAAGAGATATGTTACGCTTGACGTTACAAGCGGCGGGTTCTGAACGTATGCTAAAAGTATGGGGAGCTAAATCCTATGATGTTAATATCAGGGGCGGAAATCCTAGGACTGTTAATATTGTGGCCACTGTAACCAACCCAACACTAGAAGTAGCATATTTATTGCTGGGAGGAAAATCAGGCACATTAGGTTCAACCGTCAATAATGCGAGTGTATTGACTCAAGTAAAAGATGGTACTTACACGTTTGCATCGGTAGTCATGACTTCAAGTACCACGACATCACGTTATGAGGACACGAAAAAATTGATTGATGTGATTACTAAAAAATTAGTAAATCCTAATTATGTTCCAACAGAGACATTTACCGCTGTTTCGGCATGTGGCATTTTAATCCCTAATAATCCGTTAAATTTGACTAATTTGGAGGTGTTGCCGACATATGGCTATTATGGTTTTAATGAGAGTGCATCGTTACAGCAAGCATCTTTAACTAAAATGATGACAGCCTTAATTACGTTAGAAAATGTATCAAATTGGTATGAGACGTTTACAATTAAGTCATCCGATTTAGTTGGAGGCAGTGGACCAACGATGTACGATGGTGACCAGCTTAGCTTTATGGATGCATTATACTTGATGATGTTACCATCGAGTAATATCACTGCAAAAGCTATGGGACGTGTAATTGGTCACAAAATTATACAAGCAAGAGGATATATTTAAAAAGTCTAGGTTAACTAGGCTTTTTTATTTTGTCAAAAGGAGGCAACACATGTTTGTCAGAGATTTACAAGGAAATGAATACCCAATCATGACCACTTATACAATATCTGATGAGCTTAATGGCAACATTACGCTTTCTACTGATTTGATACCTAATAAAGTTAATCTTCTGTTTTTAAAAGATATTGATGTACTGTGGGAAATAGTTACTGATGATAATACTGTTTACAAGGTGAAATATGCTAAAGCCAAAGGTATCGGCAATGTGATGACTAAAAATATTAAAGCTATTCCTAAAATCTATGATGACCTAGGAAATTCTAGAGTGTATGAAAAGCATGAAGGGACATTTACGATTACTAACTTATTAACAATAATATTTAGAGATACCGTTTATACTTATCGTACTTTAGGTAGTTGGAGTAGCATTCAGATTGAAGGATTTGGCGATGGAGATAATCGTCTGTCTATGTTTCAAACATTGCTAAATCGAATCAATGCAGAATTTAGTTTTTCAGGTACAGTAATAACGATTACTGATCGTATTGGTATAGAGACGAATCAGATGTATCGTCATCGATTAAATGCATCGAATATCGTACACGAAATAGATGCACAAGAATTTTGGACGTATGCTAAAGGTTTTGGAGATTATGAGGAATCAAAGCCAGAAACAGCTAAATTAATGCGAGAGTACACCAGTCCTTTGGCTGCGTTAATAGGTAAAAGGGAGGCTCCGCCAATCAAAGACGGGCGTGTTAAAGTAGCATCAACAATGGATTCTGCATTAAAAAAGTTAGTAGATGAATCGATAAAAATTTCTGTTACCGCTGATTTAGTTGATTTACGAAATCAAAACTACCCTTATGCACAAGCAAATTTAGGTGACACCGTTATTCTTATCGACGAACGTATCGAGTTACAAGAAGAAGTTCGGGTTGTCACACGGTCAATAACTAAAGATTGGCAAGGACAAATTTTAGATCTTACTTTTACATTTGGTAGTACTGACTTGGCTAAGCGGTATCAAGCTAAACTATCTACCGCATCTAAGTTAATCAATGAAATTATTGATGGACGTAGAAGATTGCCATTTGCAGCATTAGCAGAAGAGGTACAAATTGCAACTAAACTTTTGCAATCAGTACAAACGCAATTAACTATTGCAGAAAATGGCAGTCTAATTGGAGTTGACAAAACTAATCCTAATCTACTAACTATATTTAATGCTGCAGGTTTTGGTGTATCAGATGATGGTGGACAGACATTTAAGACCGCTATAACTGGTCGGGGTGTAGTTGCTGATATGTTAATAGGTCGGTTGTTAATTGGACAAACATTGGTGATTGAAAATGAATCAAGTACATTTTTAGTTGATGCGGATGGTGTAAGTATTGATGGAGGTGCATTGCGCATTGGTGGTGGTGGTCTTTCGGATGAACAAATTAAAGGGTCTGATAAATGGAATCGTCAAGGCACCTTCATCGATGAAAATGGAATTTATACAGGTCAATTAAGTGCGGAACAAATCCGAGTTGGTTTTAATATGGGGAGTACAACAATCCAACTATATAGTGATCGTTTAGAATTTTATCGGCAAGGGTTGCTATCAAGTAAATTAACAGACCGAGGGCAAGAATTTTGGTATGGAGCAAGACCAATTGGTTCGTTTACCGAGGGGCCTAAATATAATGACCCCACAGTGAGAGGGGTCCACATGTACTTAGAACCTACAGGCGATTTTATCTCGCTTGGTAAAAAACTTAATGCTAGTGATCCGTACTATACGTCTCTATTTTCTGTTGATCCGTCCGGCAAATTCACAGGTAAATCAGGACTGGTTGTAGGTGATAAAGTGCAAATGCAAGGGTTCGATTTATTAGATGTTGGAAGAGTTAAACCGAATGGAACAACGAGTGCAGCGTTAAGGTTTGGCTACACTAATCTAACAGGTATAGGATCAAATATACCAGCGCTTGGAAATAATAATCTTACATGTGGAATAGCATTTGGAAATAGTGGGAATATATATTTATTTGATGTTAGTGGGTATTACCGTATGTCAGATTTAATTAATTCGTAGAGGCAACTTGTTGTTAAAAATAATTAAATTTTTTTATTTTTGGGATTGCGTTATCTACTATTTTCCGTTTAGATGTAGTTAAGATAGTTAATCTATCTAATTATAAAAAAACGGAGGAAAAAAATGAAAAATAGACAATTTTCTACTATCTTGGTTCGATTTAACAACAGGATTTACATGTTACTACGTGAGGATGATTTAACAATAACGGTGGCAAGAATCGATTCTGCTTTAGGAACCAAAGGTAGTATCTATTTTAGAAGCGATTTAGTAGAAAATTTTTCAAAAGATTGTATTAATTATAGTAGATTGACAGATCAAGAGGGCTATGGAATAATTACACAGCTTTGGGAACAATATCTACGGAAATAAAAAACTAAAAAAAGTAATATGCATATAACTTTATATGATAACCACACAAATTTGTGTGGTTATTTTTGTTGTCACAACAGGAACAAAATAGAAAAGGAAAGTGAGTTTAATGGATATGAATATGATTATTTGGGCAGAAACAATGATGCAAAATGAATATGGGAGGGTGCTAATTTGGCTAGGATTCATTTTATTTTTGATGGCGGTTGATGTTGTTACCGGATTTATCCAAGCTTACACTAATCGTGACTTAAAATCGGGCAAAATGAGTACAGGGTTACTTAAAAAATTTG